CAAAATGATGCTTCAATCAGATCATGGTTTTGTTGCGGCCAGGCTCCGTTTTCAATTCGGAACAATTCCTCGCTCAAGAAGTTTTTACCTTCGAGCCTTGTTATTTCAAGCACTTTCTTACAATAGTGCGAGATGAGAGGGGTCTTTGAATCAGTTATCAAGTAACCAACAGCTTTGTTCGTTGCAGCTTGTTCCCTTGTTACGTTTTTGTTTGCTGATAAATGAATCTTAGACAGGGTGCGCATCGGGTCTTGGTATGAATCATCATGGGTTAAAATTGCTGGAAAGATCCGGCTAAGATAACTCAATGGTTTATTCATTCCTTGAATCTCAATTTTGACATCAAGACCCAAGTCCTTACAAACATCTTTCAATGTTTGCAAGAAACCATCATAGACACGATTTATGCCATCGTCCCCTGCATAAATTCCAAGTTTCTTGTAAGCTTGTTCAGCTGAGAAACCCATTTCACGTAAGGCTGCAAAACTGATGTACGCGTTTATCAACGTATTACCATCAGTGGTGATTGGACTGCCACTTCGTGTGCCCCATCCTGCTGCATACTTAATCCCGCTTGATGTCTTTCCGTTCTTCACGAACACACTTCTCAGATAGTTTAACATTAGGGATTTCTCACCAATGTTAACCCATCTGAGATATGATTCAAACACAATTCTTTCTTGCAAGAATTTACTTATTGAACCATCAAAGCGAGTAAAGTCAGTCTCAATTGCTCCATCGATGCACAATTTCCTCAAGATCTTAATAGACCGATTAGGTGTTTTACCTGGTCCATACCAATCATGATGCTTCAACACATCTCTTTTAAAAGCATATGTGAAGCGTGACATCTCTAAAGTCAATCCTGGACTGCATGTTGTTATGATGCGAGGATCATTGGCAGAAGCGTAAGACTCTGGCTTATTAAACGTTTTAAGTCGATTTGGGGCTGATATTCCCAAAAAGTCTAACACTTTGGCTGTCCGAGCGCGTTGCAATGGCTTGTTCTGCATATCAATAACTGTTTGCATATCAATAGGTTGTCCTTGATTTGCTTGAGGTACAGTTAATCTGACGAACTCCCTGGCATACGTGCTATACTTCTTTGCTGGTATCTTGAAGTTAGCAACTTTGGTAATTCGTCCATTGATAGCTGACAACTCGGAATTTACACTTTTTGTAGGGAACATTCCGGGTTGTGCAAGCACAGGCGTTGTTAGCACATTGCATGGTATTTTCGGTTCATCACATACTATTGGTCCAACTGGTGTGTATGAGCAGACAATATCCGATGTACTTATTACATTTGACTTCGGTTGGATGTCAATGCTTTTTGCAAATATCGAATATAATAATGATGCCTCAACTTTAACGGTTGTGGTCTTATTATCTGTCTCATCATAAAGATATTGTTCAATATCCCCAATTGTAAATGGCGCTTTTTGTTTGGCCATAAGTCTTTGTCGAATTGCTTCAATACGTCTTCCTGTAGAGTTAACACTTTGATAACTACCATTGAGTGCTAAGCTCAATGAATCAGTTATGTTGTTGTACACTGTGTTAACACCCTCACGCGTATAAGTCTTACGTCGAAGATAAACCGGATTGATCAGATAAGCATATCTTGTATCAATCTTGG